AGCTGCGCCACCACGTGCAGCCAAGAGGCCCCCACGGGCTAACAAGCCTACAGGTGCAATGGCTGCTGTCTCTCCAACGATCTGTCCGACCGTGGAGATAGCCTTTTGCTCATTGTGGAACTTCTCATACAGTGCGTCTTCTTTCTCACGCCTAGAGTTAAGTGCAGACAGGGCATCCTCATTACCAGTAGCCCTGTAGTACCCATCCTTCACGTTGTCTACCATGTTGCTCATACCACGTCCTGTGGCAATCGCAGCGTTCCCTACGAAGTCCTGTGCGCTCTCACGGAAGCCTTCGCCCCCAGTGTAGCTCGCAGTACCCATCATCTCATCTGTGTCAGCCTGGATCTGAGCCTGACGTTCCTCTTCTGAGGGACCACTGGACTGTGCTGCTTGATACTCTAGGTACTGTTGCCGTCTCTGGTACTCTTTGTAATTCATTATGGCAACTCCGGCTTATCTGCTTCCCACGTTAGCATGTAGTCGTCGAACTCCTGAGGGGTCATACCTTTGGGCATGTTGTCATAAGGACTAGCTTCTGCTGCTGGTTTGTCGGTAGCCCATGAGGACCCTATGTCGAATGAATCAATACCCGTCTGATCCCTTGGGACCCCGTAACTATTGATCTGTGCTTCAAAGGGCTTAAGCTTGCTCTGGAAGTCTGCTTCTACATTCCTAAAGCCGTCAGCTGCAAGCGCCACCATCTGTTCTCGCTGCTCAAGTAACAGTGTACCGTCACCCTGTGACTTCTGCATAACAGAGGCAACTATTGAGGGCACAGTCCAGCCTTCGTTACCTTCCTTAGCACCATACTCAGAGAACCATTGACGAGCCTCAGCCATTGTCTTGAACTCACTCTCACGTACAACAGAGGTGGGGTCCAGTGCCTTCATAGTGTAGAAGACCATAGCGACGTCAGTGATAGCGTTACCTTCCTTAGCTGCATAGAGTAGCTTATCGTAGCCAAACTTAGCCTCAGTGTACCCTAGGCGCTTGTCGAGGGCGGCTATACCTTTCTGTATAGTACCGGCCATCTTAAAGTTGTCAGGTATACCTTCGTTAGCGTCGTATTTCAGCCCAGTGTCGAACTCGTCACCGTTGCTGTCGATCTTCCAGATGTTCCCATTGTCTCCCTTGACGTTGGCACCTGTCATAGTAGGATTAGCTACTTTGAAGTCTTGGTCTTCTTGCATATTGGCTGTTCGTAGATCCGCCTTGGTCTGTGCATCTATGATCTTCTGGTTCTCTTGGTACGCTCGATCATCTATAACCTTCTGGTCTGCCCTACCTTCTGCGCGGTTGCGGTCCTCAATGAACTCGCCACGGGCCTGCGCCAGACGATCATCCTTTATCTTCTGGGAGTTAACTTGTCCGAAGTAGTTCCCAGCTCCTTGTGCTGCGGTGCCTAGTGCACCTATTGCTGCCCAGTTAGCCATGTTATATCCTCGCTATCGGTGGGGATGTGTTCTCAATTTCAGCCGCACCAGCTACTGCTGCCTGATCTGGCTTAGGTTGTTCCCCTTGGTTCTCGTTGGTGACTTCAGCATTAGGACGTCCACCTGTCTGTGCAGGTGCCGCTCCAGCGCTAAAGCCGTTCATGGCTTCGTTGTCTACAGCATCGGGGTGAGCCTTTGTGTAATCAGTGATTGCTATGGAGAATGCCTCAGCCATCTGGTCATCGTTAAGCTGTATAGTATCGTCAGCACTCTCGGCTAGGTCAACCATCTGTTCAACTGCAGTCTCAATGAGGGCCATGTGTAGCTCGTCTTCAAGCTCACCATATTCCTCTACCATAGTCTCCATCATCTGGTTGGCTAGCGTACCGACGTTCTTTACTACGTCTCCACCAACCTGAATGGCCTTGACGATCTCGTTGCTGGCAGCCTGCCCGTAGATCTTCTCGGCCATAGCCCTTTCGATCTCAGTGAACTTCTTCTGCTCCTCGGGGCCAGCTGCCTCGTCTTCTAGCTCTTCATCAGCGCCTTCAGCGATAGCTTGGCTGTAGGCGTTACGGCCCTCAGCAGCTACCTGTCCTGCGTCTGGCTTAGTCGCTGCTACTTCAGCGTCTACCTGTTCGCTCTGCTTATTTGCCTTCGCAGCCCCTTGGGACTCCGCTATGCGTGCTAATAGGCTCATGTTATCGTCCCTTGTATGAGTTAGTGGAGGTGTCGTAATACTTCTGACCCTCCATCTTCTCTACGTTAGAGATGTTCTGGACGGGTGTGTTAGCGTACTGGGTATTGCCACCTGCATCTGTCTGTACATTACCTGAATCATTCTCTACACCGCCGTCTCCGCCTGATGAGGTAGACTGGCTACCACCTCCGTCTCGACCCTTCATACGCAGCTTGTATGAACCGTTCTTGTCCAGACGATCGCGCTCTTTCTCTTCGGCTTCTTCTTCAGCCTTGGCACCAGCATAACCAGACAACATCTGTCCGCCAGTGGTGAGAAGCGCTGAGGTGATTCCGGGGTTGGCGACTGCCGCACTACCAAGAGCTGCTGCTCCAGATGCTATGCTGCCCATGATGCCAGTACCTGTGGCTGCTGCTGTGCTTACCAGTCCTGTTCCTACTGTAGTGGCCGCTGTAGACAACACAGGGACCGCTGCTGCACTTGCTGCTGCTGCTGTAGCTGAGGATGCCGCCGTAGCTGCAGCCGCCTGAGAAGCCGCTAAGGCCCCAGACACTGCCCCTGCTGTGTATATAACCAGAGCCGCTATGACAATGGCCTTGAATATCTTAGACTTGACGATCTTCTTTACTACCTTTACTACCTTCTTGAATACCTTCTTGACCTTTTTCTTTAGCTTAGAAAAGAATCCCATTAGCTATGCTCCTTAATGTATGTGGTACACGCCGTATACCCTTCGCGTTCAGCGGCTGGTTCAACGGACTGTGCAGTACCCAGCTGGCTTGTGCCCAGTGTAGATACTATTAGATTTGGTATACGCATACACCAAAAGGCGTAGCATTCTGTGAGACTGTACATCGCCTCAGGTGTCCTGAAGGCTGGCTTGATATAGATGAAAGAGTCCTCAGCTATAAGGCCCTTGGCGAACGGGTGTGACCCCACTTCACCAATGACCACACCTTTGGCCCTCCCATTGATGCAGGCCACTACACACAGCTGGTGATCATCACGCACCATTCGAGAGACATACTGGTTAACAGCATCCTCGTCTATGGTGGCTCTGGTCTGTTCCCTGAGGGAAGCCATGATTAGCTTCTGTATCTCCGGTATTCTGCTGGGTAGGGCTGCGACTAATTGCATGTTAGCTCCAAGCGTTTATTGCTGCGTTACCTGTGTTGAACACAGTCTCAAGGCGGTCATACTGCTCTTGCTGTGTGGGTCCACTGGCTGTCTGGTCTATGTTAGCTACTCCAGTCATAAAGGCACCTTGGTTAGAAGAGTAGGCAGTAGCCTTGTTACCCTTGTCGAGGTCCTGTGAGCGTATCTTTGCGATAGACTGCTGTGACTTGTAGTCAAGGACAGACGATACTAGGTCAACCTGATGACCAATTAGCTTGTTAGCTTCAGCAGCTGCAGAGATCTTCTCATTGGAAGTAGCTGCGATAGACTGAGCCCTAACCTGAGCGGCTGCAGAGATCTGTGAGGACCTCACTGAGGCAGCTGCTTGGATACTAGATGCCTTAACCTGTGCCGCACCAGCGATCTCAGAGGACCTTACAGATGCCAAGGCGCTAGCCTTAGTCCCTGCTAAGCCCATATCAGCTGTGTACTTAGAAGCGTCAGCGCTAACGTCAGTACCATACTTGCTTGTGACTGCTCGCAAGGACTCCGTTTTGCGGTTGTTGTAGGCGTTAGCGTCAGTAGTTGCCCACTCACCAGCCTTATCAAGAACCTGCCCCATGGCACCCTGTGCCGCTAAGGAGCTGTTAGACAGCCCACGGCCTGCTGCTTCATCCCTACCCTTCTGAGCGATACGCTTCATCAAGGGGTCGTTCATATCGGTGTACTTGTCGAGGTGCGAACTTACCATATCGGTGGACTCATCCACAGTGTAGAGCTCAGCGCTGTCTACTGTAGGTACGCCGCCATTCTCCGCAGTGGTTCCACGGGTGGTAGTGTTTTCCTTAACAATGTTGTTGCCTTGGTCAGCTATGTCTACCTTAGCGCGGATAGCGTTAGCCATAGGGCTATCGTCTCGCTTGGTTCCATTACCTGACTGAGTGCGGATTTGTGCGCCCATAGCACCGCCGCCATAAGTTGTTGGTGTAGCCATTAGTTAATCTCCATCATATTATATCCCTAACCACCCAAGTACACAGCGCGAAAAACGCGGATACACCTACCCATAGGAATCGCTCGTAGCCCCCAAGGGTCTTAGAGTTAATCAGCGATGTTTGCTGTAGTTCCATAATTATGTTCCCTTGTTTGTGAACGCGGTCACCTAGGCCGTCCACACGGTCAGAGAGGCCGTTGTGCTTCTCTTCTAACCGTATGATGTTGTCAAACTTATCGTTCATCCTAACAAGCTGAGCTTCAATAGCTCTCAGCCTGCCGTCATCAGGGGTCACGGAGCGTTCTCCAGAACTACAATTCGTACCTCCAGTGCATCAAGAGCTGTCTGTGCGGCAGCGCTGACGTTAGAATTCATGTATTGTACTGTAACGGCGTCCGTGGGGTTCACTGGGTCAGAGCAGGCGAAAGGCGTATTAACACCCTTCAACGCATCTGACCTAGCGTCACCTAGTTTAGTAAAGGAAGCGACCAGAGCCAGTTGCATCTGGGTCCAGTCGTCCGCAAGTATTGTTGTCGCTGGTCTAAAGACCTTGAAGACGTTGAATATATTAGCCATAAGGCCTCCTTACGAAGTCTTGTCGTATATTTGAATGTAAGTATCAGAGCCTACCTCTGGCATATCGAAATTTAAGTTAGAGGCGCTCTCGTCCATCAGTTGCCATACGACAGCGTATGCTTCCCCGTATTCACCGTCAGCTATGTCAAAGCCGCCCCATGGGGTCCATCGAGTGCCTGTGTCTCCATCGGGAGCCACTGGGCTATCAATGACTACCACTGGAGTATTGGCGTTATCTTGGAACACCTGACCAGGGCCGGACTCATAGTAGTGGTGATATGGGTAAATGCTGTCGTACTCGTTGGCCCCACATCTCTGATAAGCATTGATGTACGAAAAGGTCCCCAAAGGTCCTTCCTTAGATCCTTGTTGCCACTCATCATCATCATCGTCATACCAGAACCTTATGGTCTCACCGAGTCTATTCATTACAAGGAATTCGTTGTTTTCACCTACGAACTCAACAGACGAGCCGAAGTATTCATTAGTGCCACCTGAGGAATCGTTGAAATACCCGCTGAGCACTAGCGAAGTGCTTACACGCTTGAGTACCATTATGTAACCAGCCTGAGCGTCACCAGTCATAGTAGCTCCGCCCTTAGCAAAGGGTGTCCCACAGACTATCCAAGTTCCAGATGGGGAAATTGCCATTACCTCTGACCCGAAGTTGTTACCGTAGTTAGCTATCCTAGCATCAGAGTAGCTATCGACTAAGCTAAAGGCACCACTGCCGCCATTGTCCTGAAACAAGTCAATGTGAAGCATATTCTTTGAGCCGCCATAGTTGTAGTAACCGAAAGCCCCGTAGCTTGAGTCCCTAGCGAGCTTAAGGCCTTTAGGATACTGTCTGCTTGAGGGTGAAACGGATGCAATCAAGCCAAGGGAAGTCTGCTTTGGTACCCAACCGCTGTTCTTGCCCCACGCCATCATCGCCACTTGCCGAGGATAGTAGCCCTGATATAGCGTATTGATCTGAAGCGCAGCGAACACATCACTGACCAGCGATGGGTGACTATAGTCGTAGTATACGGCACGCGCTGGTATGTCCCATGCCGCATCATAGACGTAATTAGAGGAGCTGTGGGCAAGACCACTTCTGTTGTAGAACTTGTAGTGGGATCCCGTGTTCAAGCCACCGTTGCCTATTGCTGCATTAGAGCCGCCAAATTGAACGCCTACAGAGTTACCATACAACTTACAGACTGCTAGCTCGTCTCCAACGATGCCACCGGTCCATGGTATGACGATGGTGTTCTTTAAGCTGAATTCAGCCGTAGCGACTGCTGGCTCAAGAGCACTTACCCTGATAATAAGCGCATCCAATCTGTCCTGCACATCTATTCCAACGGTAAGATCATAGGCAGTCGTATTCACTGCGTGTTGTTGCTCTACGGGTGTACCTACAGAAAACGTACCACCCACCCCTTGCCGAAACTCGGGGTGAGCTTCGCCCAACTTAGCGAAAGCTGCACTAACTTCCCTCTGTGCCAAGTTAATATCATCAGCATCAACTGTTACTTGAGCTGCCCAATTTACTGTGGGTTGTAGTAAGTCTGCCATTATAAGGTTACCTTGCCTCTCGGAGTGTATCGCATTGAGTAGCCAGTGAGGGTTACTTGAGCCTCAGTGGTGCTTTCACGGTTGAATATTACTTGTATGTTATAGCCGGTGCCCTTGAGCTTAGCCTTGACCCTGCCAAGTCGCTCAGAATTGAAGAGAGCTGTGCCGAACTTAGCCTTGTTGTATAGGGCTGTGCCACCGTTCCTGTAGTACAGGTCACGAGAGCTATAGGTCTTACTGCCATCATTGAGTGAGTGCCAAGTCTGTACAGTAGTAGGGCCGTTAGCTCTAGCTTCTACTGTGATACCCTCAAAGCGCTTCTTCTGTGCAGTGCCACCTAAGTGATTGAATGCCAGCTTAACTGTACTGTCTATAGACTGACCATCGAAGGTAGTACCTATATCCATTTCGTACACGTAGCCATCATCGCACCCAAACCAAGTCCTTTCGACTCCGAAAGCGTCCTCACCTGTGGACACACAGATTACAGAGTGGTCCAGCTTAAGGGTTGTCATACCATAGCGTACAGTGTCGTTACCGTTAGCTGACTGGTAGGCTATCCTAGAGGCCACTACGGCTTCCCGATCGAAGAAATATCGCATCTGTTCCTTAGCACGTATGCTAGTAGAGCAGCTTATGTTCTTCGCCAAGCCAGCGTATAGCTCCTGCATGTTGTTAGTGATAGTAGATGACTGCATACCACCTAGTTGATCCGTTCTGTTGATCTGTACGATACCTACATCGTCCCCAGAGAACACCTGATCGAGCCTAGTGACAGTAAAGGGCTTTGACCCACTACTATCAGTCAGTAAGCGGAACTGCCATGTAGCGACTGTGGTACCCTCTAGGCCCCATGTTTGACGCGCAGTGAAGACAGCGAGTAAGTTAGCACTGATCTTGCTAAAGGCTGTAATAACACCCCCGACGCCTACCTCAATGGATCCTAAGGTGCCGTCAATCAGATCTGGTTCACCTGTAACAGAGGTAATAAAACCTCCATAGTTGGTAGATGCTATTAGTCTGTTCTGGTACTCAGCTACGTGGCTAGATACATCCTGTTGTTCGTTGTAGCTAGTGAAGATAGGTACGATAACGTGCTGCTGTGGGTCGTAGTACATGGGACAGTTAACACCGTCAGCGATGTACACCCTGTCAGTCGTTAGACCAGCGTAGAAGTTGAAGTTAATCATATCCTGACGGCCACCATTCGATGGGCTCCAAGGGTAGTTAGAGACCACTGTGCCCCTATTGATAGAGCCCACGTCAGTGGTGAGGACACCAGACACTACGGCTGCGCTGTTCCTTAAGACATACATAGCCTTGGTGGTGCCGTCAGTTATAACACCTTCTACTACCTTATCGAATACACCTAGGACGTACTGTCCGTCTGTGTTGAATGTATCACCAACCTTAGCTCTGTTTGCTACGGCTATAGTGACTTCATATATCTCTGCTGTGTCTGCAGCGTTCCAGCCTCCTACACCGTTGTACTGCCTGTAGCATACACTCTCTGTAGAGTTATCCCTGAAGCACAGGAGGTCACCATTGGTCATAACCTGTATGCCAGTGACTTCATCAGTACCCACGGGCGCCTGTATGAGGGCTCGTTGAATATTCTGTGGGACCAGTATGTACTCATCGTGTGTCAGTACCTCAAAGGTCTCCGTTGGCTCTCCCTGTGCGATCATGTGCTTGAGGTTGTAGTCACCTGACGGTGCGAAGTAAGTTATAGGGTAGTCTTCAGCCACCGGAGGGCCAGTTCCGTCACCCTTGAGCAAGACAGCTACTGTGTCAACGCCATCATTTATCTGGTATAGCGAAGTCGTTACGTTACCATTGATAGTGTGTGTGGTGCCTACAGCGAAGTCAGACGCCATATCTAGCGGCCCACCATCACCAGCCCCATTGTCAAAGACTACCTGATAGTAGCCTTCTTCAGAGGGCCGTTCTTGTCCGTCGTAGCGCTCATAGCCTGCCACTGTGGTGTATCCACCTTTTACGGACTCGTACACGTTCTCAGCAAGCAATGCTGTACCTGCACCAACGGTGACCGGAGGTGTCTCAAGGTCTAATCCGCCTGATAATTCTACGTACTGATCCATAATGATTCCTTAGTTAGTCAGCCCAACCTTAGGCTCCATGCGGGGCATGTAACGGTTAGTCATCGTGCTATATATTTGGTTGTACTCACGGTTGGCTGTTACGTACAAGCCAGCCCACTCCGCACCCTGCTCTCTAGCGTAGTTGCTAATGGCAAGCCACACGATAGCCTTGTGAAACTGTGTGTCCAACGCGGGTACATCAGTGTCTAAGGTCAGCGTAACTGGCTTAGAGTAGCAGTCAGCTGTGATTGTGTACACTGCGTCAGGTATAGGTGAGAACACGAGGGAGCGATTGGGTAAGTAAGCCACCTTAGAGGGGCTCCCGGTGGCCGTGTCGAAGCGTATAGCCTCTATGCCGTACTCGTGGATGTACTTAGACTCAGCGGGGAGTCTCAAGGAGCTCCTATCGAGGTCGTCAGTGGTTATATCTGTGTACACGTATGTACTCTGTGATGCTACTGTAGTGAGCGTGCCCTCATACCAGAGCCATTCCCACTTCTCATTGCGCTGTATCTGCAACCATGCGTCACGGATCCAAATGGTTGCCTTCAGCCCGTCATCAATCTGACCTGTGACAGTAACTATCTGGTCGTCCATATCTGTTTCTATCATAAAGTCATTAACGAGTTGAAGGTAGTTCATAGGATTCCTTACTTAGTAATAAAGCGGATGATAGAGATGGGCAACCCGCTCTTGGGTATGCGTTGCTCATCAGGTGATATTTCACCCATATCCGTTAGTGTCTTTAGTGTATAGCCTGCTCTGTTCTGTGAAGACCTGATGGCCTCATAGAACTTCATAGGTATGATGACTTTCTCATCTCTCTTGATGGAAAACATCTCGCCATTAGCACCGCCACGGTAGGGAAAGTTTCCTGTGACTCCGGGTTCACGGGCTATGATAATCTCTACGTGAGTAGCGCCTTCTTCACGGTCTTTGATCATCCAACCACGTGCACTGACTATCTCATTGATCATAGTGTCGCGTGCTGCATGCTCTTCAAACTCAATACCACACTCTGCGAGTCCGTAAGCTCTTATTTCTGAGCTCGACGCTTCGTAGATTGTATTCTGATTGAGGTCCTTAATCTTTGTTGTAGACATAATATATCCTCGTCCAATATTTGGTTCAATAACTGGGTTTAGTTTTCTTACTTTTAGCATTGGTGCTTGCTCTACCGCCTCGCTTGGGAAGCTTAGTAGTGTCTTTATTTGTGGCCTTCTTTTTAGACGACATGATTTCTCCTTATTAAAGAAAGAGCCACCCAAATGGGCAGCTCCGTCAAAGTTTAACTACTAATCAGAAGCACCAGCTTCAACTACAACGATCCAGTCACTGTTAAGAATGACTTCAGCGCTGTACATCTTCCAACCAACAGAACCCTGCTGACCCAAGGGATCAGAGATTGAAGGTTGACCGACAGGTACAACAACGGGAGTGAACACGCCTTTACCAGCGAGGTTCAAGCAACCGTACGCGTCCATACCAACATAGATCACAGAGTAGACGTCAATGTTAGTGGAGTTGTCAGCGATCATGCCAGTAGAGCCAACGGCTACACCAGCAGCCTGTTGTGGCGCAAGGTCAGCAGACAGTACATAACGTACTGAGTCAACTGTTCCGAGCTCCATCTCGTGAACTGGCTTCTGGCTACCGTAACGGGCAACTGGAACGAATCCAGCCAAGCCACGAATGTCAGCTTCCTGATCAGTGTGAGCGAAGGCAATGTAAGAAGCTTCAACAGGGAAGGTTCCCTGCTTAACTCCACCAGTAACAATGCTGGTGAACTTCTTAGCTTTGTTAGCGTTCAAAGTACGGACAGCTTTGTGCTGCAGGGCCAGAGTAATTTCTGACGCAACTGATGCAGTAGCAGTTCCACCTGCCCAGTAAGTTACGGTAGCGCCCTGAAGAATACCCCATAACAGAGATTCTTTAGTCTTAGCCGCTTGCTCAGCGTTTAGCATGTTGATGTCGCTCAGTACCGGAGTAGTGTGCAGATCAACCAATACGTCAGTGACACGAGTGAACGCGCCATACTGCAAGAGAGCCAGATCGACTTCTACGTATGTGTGAGCAGTAGCTGTAGGTGCAGTACCTTCGGTGAGTGCAGTAGTTGCAGCTGCGTAAGGAACATTCTGACGGCACCGGAGTGTCTTCGTGTTGTTCTGTGGCAGGGAGAACTTCTTAGCACCCATAGAGAGTACGAGAGTAGGCTGTGCGTGACGCAAAGCTTGTTTTTCCAGTTTGGCAGCGATTGTGCCCCAGTCGGTTACTGTATAGGGAGTTGGATCAGCCATGATAGGCTCCTTTAATAATCATCATCGAGTTCCCACTCTTGATCGTATTTCTCCGCTTCGGTCATCTGGCCGGACGTCCGCATATCAACCTTGTTGCCCCGAGAGGTGTTGGGTTGCATTGCTTCTAGTCCGCCATGTGGAGCCTTGGAGTCTACAGAGTGGATGGTTTTGTAATAGTCCAGCGCCGTAATAACGTCTGCTGGATCGTTGCTGTGGATGGTTTCACTGAACAACTGTGCTTTCCCGTTGACTTTCATCACTGGGTCGTCATTGAGTAAGGTCTTCATAGAATCAGAGTTGTACATATCACCCGCCATAGGGTGAGCCTGAGTGATAGCGTCATAAGTGAGCTGATCTACCTCAGTCTGTTCAACTACTGGTACCACAGGGAGCCTCTCGTCTAGCTTCTGTTGAATCATTTGATTCACATCTGCAGCATAGACTTCGTGCTCTGTTTCAAACTCTGTGCGTGTCCTGTGTGTCTCCCGCAGCTCGTGTGTTTCGTCACGAAGTGCTTTGAGCTCACGGCCCCGCTCTGCTAACTTATCAGCATTGAGTTTCGCCCTGTTGTCTGCCGACACCTTCTCGTTCTCAGCACGTCGAAATGCTTCCTTCTGGGCTTCGCTAGCGTCTGCCCACACGTCCACGTCTTCCTGCACCTCTGCAGTAGTTTCGTTTGGTCTTGGGGGAGGCTCGTTGCCTAGTGGAGCTTCGTTCTCGAATTGGTCGTCCGAGTAAGAAGTCTGTTGGTCTACGTTTGAGTCTTTCGATGATGGTGATGGGTTGTCATCTTCGAGTTCCCATTCCTTGTCGTATTCTGAAACGCTTTCCTGTTGAGTATCGTTGTTCATGTGTAACCCTCGTTGTTCCCCAGTCCTTAGAGAGGGGAGTAATTATCAGAGTGTCTTAGACTTCTGTTCTATGAAGTCCTTGACCGCCGTGAGTTGTAGTCGCTGTGCTCGAGCTACTGTAGTTTGATTGTGATCAGCCTTGAGGTTATAGCAAGTGTTGTTGAGAACCTCCAGCCGCGCATCAATAGCACTGCACAGTGATATCATTATGGTTGGGTAATCATATTGGTTCATATACCTTGATTTCCTGTCCTCTCTTTGTAAGACATTTCACGCTCTTTGTTAGCTATTTCGCGTTCTTTAATATCCGATTCGCGCCTCTTAGTTGAACCGTCACCGCCGACCTTAGCCGCTGCTATATCACGTTGAGTCTGGTTAGTAGTCTGTAAGGCTTCCATACTGGCAACTCTCTTAGCTTCTAGCTCAGACATCTTAGTGTTATAGCCATCAAGTCTAGCTTGAGTCTGTTGGTCACTCATGTTCATAGCGAGTGCATCCTCTAACTGGAATCTCTGGGCATCCATTTCAGCCTTGTTCATCTCAACCATCTCGTTAAACTTATCACGAGCCATTTTGAGTTCAACCTCAGCTTCCAATACTTCGATCTTGCGTTCCTCAATAGCTACCATAGGATCAGGTACATCACCTGCTTCTGCGGCTTCCTGCTCTGATTGTTCGCGTGCTGCCTGTTCTTCAAGTGATTCTACATAAGTACCAGCCGGTATCTGCATCGCCGCCTCAAGCCCACGAAGGATTTCTATCCCTTTGGCGCCTGCTGCTTCCCCTCCACCTGTCATCTGAAACAGTTGGATGGTGTTCGTTGCGGTAAGTTCTTTTGCTAGTAATACTGTAGCTCCCCTTGGTTCAACCTCCATGTTAGCTTTGTTATCTTCGTTCTCATCGAACTGCATGAAGTAGTCGTAAAAACGAGTAACAAGTCCAAGCGTAATCCGGTCGTCCCATCTCCGAGCTTGGCCCCTTCGGGACACTGTGCTGTTGTTCTGGAGGATCTGTGTGGCACCCAAGGTCACTGGGGTATTATTCAGTCCACCTTGGTTGTCCACACGAGTCACACCAGTGACGTCGTAGGCGTCAGCTACACTTCTATCCATCATCACAAAGATCTCAGCAAGGTTCTGCTTGATCTCTACAACCTGGAATGGAGGTGACTGGCTGCCTACTTCGTAATTGTTTTCCTTTATGTACCACTCCTTGCCGCCGTGCATCTGCCACTTGCCATCTACCGGTGTGATCATAGAGCGATCTATAAGTACCTGTGGTGCTGCAGAGAGTCCGCCGTTGTCCAATGCCATGCGCCATGAGGCGACATAAGAAGCCTGCTGGTCCTGCATTAGCCATGGGATACCATATCCGAATATGTTGAGAGGATCTTCATCCCAGCAATACACACTATATAGACTGTCATCACTTTCATACTCAACGATGACTGCCTTAAGGATCTCCTTTTCGCACATGGTGATAATAGAGTTGAAATAAGTCCTATCACCCTTAGGAACCTTGACGTCCAAAGCTTCGAGGTCTTCGCGCTTCATTACACCGTGGCGTTCCCAGCACAGGTATCGACCGGTGACACGGCCTTCACTGTTGACAGGTGCCTTAGCTTCATCAACGGCGTCTGAGCCGTCCGTAGAGCCCTGTACAGGCATTCCACCCAACACCCTACGTACTGCATCGGAGTTGTACTTAAGCTCGTCTATGGCCCTCTCAAGGTCCTGTGGCTGCATAGGGATACGTTCCCATGTGTACCTGCAGTCTTCGATAGTGATAGCCGTGGCATCTGGATAGAAGTCCATGGGATTCACTACGGTGACATTGGGGTACATTGGGATATCTTTGTTCAACGCGTACCCGCCACCCTTCTTAGCCCAACGACCCTTACGGCTCTTAGTTGGAAGTGGACCTTTCAAGATCCCAGCCCCGTATATGGCACCATGTTTGATGCACTCTCGGGCCTTTGAAGGATAGCGTGCTGCTACCAGTGCGGCGTCCAGCTGTGTGAACATCCGCTTAGTCTTCTTTGCAGCACGCTTAACTCGACGTGTATGCGCTTGTATGTTTGTAACAGGGTTGCCCTCTTGGTCCACGAGCTGTTTGCCCTTGGAATCCGTAGCGGGTTCTGCTTCGATAGCCAACGGTGGTGCAGCGATACCGATAGGCTTTAGGCCGTAGTTCCTGTCATCATTAGGAAACAGAAGGTCACCTATCTGGTGAGCTCCGTCGTTGGTGATCTGCCTACAGATGTTTGTGTAAGCGCGAGATCCGATGTTGACAGCGGCGACGTCAGAAGTCCATGTCTCACCGCCGTTAGTGTCCCGCGAGCCCTCAAAGAGCTGATAGGATCGCACAAGGCGATCATCGACCCCAGAGGCTCTCCGTTCAGAGACAGCTAGTGATCTCTCAGTTTCCAACTGTCCGCCTATGTCGCTTCTCTTAATTAGAGCGCGTTGCTCCGGGGTGCGGTCTCCGTCCTCAGTATCTCTTGCGAACTCTAAGTTGTAGCTGTCTTTCTCATTCATGCGTTTATCCTTAGTAATTTATCACCTTGTCTACCACTTCCCTCGTAACGAAGCTGGTGTGCTTCACGAGCTCGTTGTACTTAGGGTGGGCTTCCAAGCATATATACTGGAGGCTATCGTGTGGGTGAGAGAAATCATTCTTGTCGGGCTTGTCCTTGTAACGAGCGTCACCTGACACCTGCATGCGCTTGTAAGCGTAGCCTGCGTTGAACCCTCTACGTAGCTTACCGCACTCCTTGTTGAGCTGGAATGCTGGTGCGCCTGAGGTAGTGCTGCCCGTCAAGTAGTACCTGACTGCGTTTAGTCGTAGCTCAATGTGGTTAGACTTAGCTGGTCGAGTTGTAAACCAGTTACCAAACACTCCGTCCT